CTTTTATTATCACACAAAACTCCACTCTAAAAGTGTACCGTTTGCTCCAACATAGTTAAGGTTCTATATCGTAAAGACTCTAAACTCGCTCCATAGTAATGGTGCAAGAACTAGTCTCGTCAGTAGTTTTGATTATTTGCTTATGATGAAATTCCTTACTACTACTATCCTCATCTCTGAAAAGAGAAGGATAAACAGTGTAAGACGGCCAAAATGCGCCTCCAGGAGGCGGTACTGGAAAGTAATACGTAAAATCACTCCCACCCGCAATATAAACCTGGTCAGCACTAAGAAAGGCTCCATCTTCGTCATGAAGATAACCATCCCAGTAAATTCGCTGAAATGATCCAATATTAAACTCGTTCGCATAAATCTGAGGTTGATCCTCTGACTCATTGTAAGTGCGCAACGGCATAAACTGATGAGTATACAAAAATGGACAAGTAACGTCCAAAATTCGCGTAAGATCAGTATTAATATTGACCATGCCATCTTCGGGCCTAGAACAATTAATAGCTCCAAACGGAGTGGAACCAATATAGTTCGTAGTATGCCAGCAAGCAACACTGGCTACCTCAGACATGGTAAGTTTGAGACGAATTTGTCCTGACCAGAACCCATAAAGCTGGGATAACCAATCAAGAACACCACATCTCGAATAACTGGCAGCAGTATACGCACTCTTTCGTGGATAAGGTCCTGGATTACCAGGGCCTCTACCACTCCAGCGCCTACACATATCGCCAATAGTTCTTTCGGTGTCCGAATCGTTAGGTAAGGGCTTCGGTTGCCCATAAGATTCTCCTCCAAAGGTAGAAATCTTCATTTGACCCTCATAAACTGATAAATCAGCATTTGGGTTCGGATTAATGAGTGACCTAAACTCAAAATCCGGTGCGGCTTGTTCATAAAGAACATACGGTAGAGCAGGATTTATATCACCTACAGTCAAGGGAGCCTGAATTGTTTTTAAATAAACAACAGGCATCGGATGAGTAGCAATAAAAGAAGCAGTAGGTACCTGCCAGAAGGTAGGCAACCATTGACAAGAATTAAGAAACGGAATCTCAATCTCGACTTTAGTTGTACCTCTGACAGTGACATCCTGCACTATTTCGTTTCCAACTGTGCCAGTAGGGGTAGTCTTGCCCCAAGCTACAACAACGTTATATCTTGCAGAAATAAAAGGCGTAGAAAACAACACTAATGTTAACTTTCTAGACCCTCTCCACATTCGGAAAAACTGACTCATATAGGCTACCCTAGAATAGGATAACACATTAAAATCGTGTAACAACTTCAACGTATCACTATATGCTACTATACCATATCCAATACAAGTAGGCATACTAATTATTTCCCTAATAGTTTGATCTCTACAAGGCGCAATTTGCGTCCCAGTTCCAGCAACGTATCTGGAGTGAGACGTGACCAACGAACCAAACGGATTGTTTCGTAGATCAGGGTCATCAGGTTCAGGATCAGGCGCAGTTGCATTCTGCGCTTTCGCCTCCTTTTCCACGCCAAAATAATGGGCATGGGTTTCATCCTTGAAAGCAAGATTAGGATCAACCCCTCTTCCAAAGAAATTAAACGAGCCTTTCATCTGACCCTGATAATCATCAAAATCATCAATGTGTCCAGAAGCTTCCGGATCAACAAAACGAACAAAAACGTTAATAGCAACAGTCCCACTTGCAGTAGACTGAAGCACATTAACAGGATTCGCAGGATTGTACAACTGAGCATAAACCAACCTGTCCACCTGATTAGAGGAAGCAAGTTGAAGCTGATCATACCAATCACACCACTGGTCCGGATGTCTCCAAGGAATGGAAACCTGTACATCATCTTGAACAGAAAAATCCAAAAATGTAGTGTCCTGAAAGGACATAAACACTTGAGGATCAGCCGATACGGTCATATCCAAAGGAAGCGACATAAACGCCACCCATCCATAAACTTGAGGCACCGAACTCATCTGAAAACGCATCTCAATTGCCTTCCATCGCAAATAACGAAAGGTTCTCAAAGCTGATCCTATAGCTCCGGATTGAACAAGTTTAAGAAACGGCAAAAACCGTGTAAAGCCAGACGAAGTCGTCTTGCTAAAATTAATCACAGTATAATAATACCATCTCTCCAAAATCTCTTTTGGTGTTTGATCCGGATACGGATTAGCAACTAACGGTTCAGGAACAGCATCCGAAATAACTTTCGTCTGTTGTTCCTGATCCTGAAAAGTAGCTAAACCTTCCTCTATCTTAACATCATTTTCTCCACCCAACTCCAACTCAAAATTACTCTCTGTCTTCATTTCCGCGATCGATTCTATAATTAAACTCAGGATTCACGACCTTCCTCCCGAGCGATAAATTCCACTTATACAAGTGAGAAGCAATGAATAGGCGTAGACACCTAAACAAGATCTTTCTCACACTTCCAAGAGCATATAGCTCCTAGAAACAATTGTAGCAAATATCACGCTGCAAAACGGACTTAAAGTTAAGTATAACCTCAATTTGACGATTGAGAAACGACGTGACAATTAAGCCTTCACGTCAGGCTAACAAGAAAATTATTTTTGCTGATGGTCAAGCCATCGGTTCTGATAGACCATATAATCATGGCCCGGAAACTCAATACCAGTGGCTCGACAAAAATTTTTCATCTTATTTGTTTCTACTTCAAATCTCTCCTTACCATAATGATACCATTCCTGGCATGCGGTTTCAAGATTAATTTGAAACTGTTCCTCAAAAGTAACTTGTGGAACAGCTGTTTTAGAAGGTTCTCTAATCCACATTAACATGGAATAAATAGAATCTTCATCCAATGGAGCTTTAACATTACCCCCAAATGGACCAGTTGGAACAAATTTTCGACAAAGAAATGACAGTTCATCTTTCAGAACAAAATCAGAATCAATATCTCCCTTCGTTGCTTTGGTATAAGTCATACCAAACAATTCATAAACCCACTTCGCAAATATCTTCATGTTGAAATATTTGGAGTACTTCTTAAGTATTCCCCAAACATTGTCATCACCATACACAATGAGAACTAAAATCATACGACGTTGAGCCTGATAAAAATCAGGATCAACCTCTCGATTCTCATACTGTATTTGATGAAGAATGAAATTAAACATCAAGATATTCACAAATGAATTCAAGAATCCTGTCAACCAATTACCAGAAGCATTATCATAATCCATCCAATAAACCTTATCAATAACAACTAGCAACGGAGCAACAGCAGAACAACAAACTGCACGAATACACCGATCTTCAAAACTTCCTTTCGGAAATCTGAACATAGGTGCACACGCTTCACCCAACCATTCTCCAAACATAGCATATTGACTAGAATCAAAATTACCAAAATCGCCACAAGCGAGATCAAAAAGACCGTCAAGCTGAGCGATTTTAGCATAAATCATTTTCCAATCAAACGCATGAACATTTGTACCAATGGCTACATCAGAGGACAAGCGACATCGTTTCATTTCTGAAACGAGACCACCCATCCACTTAACAGACCAAATTAAATGAGATAGCGAGCCAACACAAAACAACCGTGTCTTTCCCAGCTCGACTCTCTCTAAATCTCTAGTCTCGTCTTTAAGACAAGCCGCAACAACATTTTTGGGTTGTTCACCCCGTTTAACCGCATCATCTAGTTTATCAACTAAAATACGCAAAAGCGGATGAATAAAACGTGTTTCGGGGTCCCATAGTTCTTTTCTCGATTTTACAGCTGGAATTACACACTCAATATCATATCCTATAGCCGTATCACGAGCTAATCCGTCCCATAGACCTGGAATTCCAAACAATACCTCCTCGATTGACCAAGGACGAATATTTTTGAAATCCATATCTTCCGGAAAAAATCCTTCAAATGCGACATCGCGACGCTCATAAACCAATGTATTCATCCATGAATACACAGGTCGAGCAGGTGAAGCCCCCAATTTCTTGAGAGCATTTTTTAACGGGTAGACAATGTATCGCTCATTGCCCTCTCCCGTAGAACTTTCACGTTCTCTCCATTCCCAGTCGAGCACAGCAGGAGCTGTGGTCAACGGGTACAACGGCTCAGTATTATAATCTCCTTGAGCAGGGGAGGCTCTCAGGCGAGTCTTCTTAGGTATTATCTTTACTTTAGGGGCCTGACCCATATAAATAAATTTATGATTCTCAACCGGAGTTGATTTTTCGGGAGTGTTAATGCGCATATACTCAGGTACATACGCACATTGACCCTCAACCGACATCTTATCTTCAGGAAAATCACTTTTAAAAATTGGTGAAAAAACGGAATTGTCTCCAGTTTTACCGGTGTGTACTCCAATACACATCACCACTCCGGTACTATTACTGACAGCATAAGGAAGTCCACAGTTTCCCGGAACACCCATACCGCCTGCCATCAAATAATACAATTCATGATTATGTGCTTTGGTTACTCCACCTAAACGGATCTCAACAATAGGACGATTTCCTCGCCTAATATGAGATCGTCTAGTTTTCGTAACCAACACGCAATCATCTGGAGTAATTGTTCGTTCAAGACGACAAAAATCACCATCTAATGGCATTTGACGTTGCATTTCATCTAAATTAGAATAAAGTTTTGGGACCAATGACTTAAAAGCGGAAAGATTCCGCGGAAAGTCAATTGACACCAAATCTCTTCTTCCCTCTAGAGGCTTAACTACAACATGTCCAGCGAACGCAACCACCATGTCAGTGCTTCCATTTTTCAATGAGATGGAATGAAAATCTAATCCATTCTCGTCAAAAAAATGACCTACGCAAATAAAACGGCGACCGCTAAGAATACCTTCAGCTTGATAAGAACCATGAGAATATTTCACCTCAATAGTCCGAATATGCTGAGCAAGGTTAGTAACTTGTTGATCTGATGACGATTGTCCAAAATATTCCTCTGAATTTCCGAAAAATTCATCTTCTAACCACGGATACTCCCCGTGCTCTAATGCATCGAGAAAATCCTGTGGTATCCCACCATCACCATCGTATTTTTCCCATAGATCAGCGTAGTGTCGAACATGATGACAGTTATTGCCACCATCATTACACCACTCATCCCAAGTTCGAATACCATACGAATCTTTCTCTTCAAACGCAACAACCTGATGTTCACCCCAAAACCACACATAACAAAGTGTCTTATGATGAACCTCAAATGGATATAAACCATCTTTCTTTTGCCCACCTATCGGACCAATGAACCCTTGTCTGGCCCATTCAGTCAACCCTGTATATTGTAATTCTTGTCCATCTGCGTTAAAATAACGCCACGCACGACGGATAGAATATTCGTCATTAGGAGAATGTGGCAAACTAGATGTGGTACAGAACGTGTCCATACCTTTGTAATCGTCACTCCGCGTAAAATTTCCTTTTTTATAATTGTACCACGGTTCATGTTGCACAAACCATGGACCATTATAAGGTCCATCACCTGATTGTCCATCAACAATCCTAGGGTGGAGAACAACTTTATGTCCTCTAGTAACACTATGCCCGGAAACATCACGGGGATGCATTCGTGTATTGTGTCCTCTAGAGACACTATGTCCAGAGACTTCACGAGGCCTCAATGGTGCACCATTACCCCTAGTTAAAGACTGAGTATCAGGCCTAAGCGGGAGCTTAGAATGGAAATCTTCTTGTGAACTCAGCCCTTTGAACAACAACGAACCTGCGTTATGGGCAGGGGCATTAGGATTATCAGTATAGAACTTAACTCCATAATAAGTACTAATTGTAGTCACAGTAACAGTTAAAACTGAAGCTAACGCTCCAAATACTAACCATGAATGAACTCGCATAAAAGGCGAGTACACTTCATCACACCAATTATCCCATTTTCTCTTTAACACCTTAGCTTTTAAACTCCAATGTACAGAGTTATCCTTTACTTCTTCACACTTATGTATTTGTGTAGTAATTTGTTGAGGATGATAATCAGGCGTAATATTAATACGCATCTTCTCAAAATCAAACGATTGCAATGTGTTTCTCCAAGTTTTAACTGGATTAACCACACTCATCTTATCAACATTATTTCTACCAAATACTATCCCAACAAAAAACCCAAAAGCCTCTAGTTTCTTGTCAAAAAAATAAGTATAATCTATCTCTGGGTGTTCTCGAACATAAGTGAGAAAATCCCCAGGTTTTCGAACGCCTATCTTAAGAAGTTTTGCAAAACAAAACTTCTCAAGTTTAACCAAATAATGAGGTTTCATTGAAGGAAAATCCTTCAACTCGGGATCATCATAAAACTGGTTATTTTCAAGAATATACAAGTACTTCGCTAATCGAATAACTCGTTTTCTTCTTTTAGGATCGATATCAAACGCGAACGTATAAAACCGTTCAACCATTCGAGCAACGACTCCAATTCCAATTGATGTATGATCAGCTTCACTGATCATCTTCTCTAACATACGTGAATAAGATTCCTTATGTTCTATCAGCATTTTAGTGCCAACTGAATTATCATAATCTAAAGGAAAACCTAACTCACATGGTAGAGGAACAAATTCTTCTCCATCATACATCACCTCTTCTAAAATTTCAACGGGGTTGAGACCAGAAATTGCTTGCTTTACAAAGGCAAACATATGTCCAGTAACTACAACCCCCGAATCATTTTCTTCAACTTTAGATTCATCAACAACCCTTGACTTCCGCAAGTCTTCGTGTCGTTGAATAACCAAAGAGGTTGCACGTTGCGCGGCTTCACCACGCAATATGCGATTTTCTCGTTTCAACTTCAAAGAATTCTCCTTAGCCCTATCAACCTTTTCCTTACGGTCAAGTTTGATAGGTTTAGGAGGAGGAACCGGCTTAACCGGTTTAACGTCGGGTTTACCGACATCCTTCGCACTCTCGTACGGAGTAGATTTTTTACAATAATCTACAAAATTGGTCTTACGAATTGTATTCGTCATATCTTGTCTTTTCAGTGACCTAACACAGATTTGATCAAACAAAACGCGAACAACATCATTAAATCGCAAAATTATCCCATCCTCAGGACCAAAGTGCTGAAGAGCACTAACCAAATCAGGGGGGGTACCTAATTCAAAAGCTTTGTGAAAACTTTCAATATCAGGATAACGTAAAATAAATTGCCATGCCTCATTATAATTCGGCAATGGAACATCGTGAGCACAATTCTTGCTCGAACAATGTTCACATACTGGTATAACAAAATCAGCATCTCTAACAACTTGCAAATACAAGGTTCTACGTCGAACGACAGCACTAGGTGCTGACATTCCACATTTACCGTCTAATTCAGCATCAGTCAAATTACTAGTGACTACCGCTAAATACGAATTAAAAAACGCTTTACCTTTCTGATCAAAAGCCATATCAAGAGGAAAAACTCCATCTTCACACGCAGTCAAAAATTCCGAGAGCATTCTAGCTCTCTCAGTACTTTCTGACTTTTCTAACGCTTCATTCCATATACACGCAAACTGCTTCTTATAACCTTCCCAGTAATCGGAAGACTTATTCCTATGATGCATAACACCACGGGAATAAGGGGCTGTAAATAACACTGGAAACTTCTCTCTACAATGCTCATAAACAGCCGCTACAATAAACTCCAACACGGTAGTCTTTCCCTGTCCAGGATTACCATACAACCAGAGACAAACAGTTTCTATCCTGGTCATATAGTAATCAGACATTTCTAGCAAATTTTGGTGCTTTGCAAGAACAGTAGCAAAAGCTTTATTCAACGAATTGATTAAACTTGGATTCACCTTCATATCTCTCAACAAAGGCTGTAAAAGTTTTGCCAACTTATACAAATTATCAAATTGCTTTCCAACGACTAAGTCAGACAAAAGCATATCATCAAGATTGGGAATATCCATGAGTCTATCATACTCATTGATAAATTCCTCAAATTGATCCAACGATTTCTTATCTTTTATCCAATGCTTACCTGTGTACCAATGATACACATAATCTAAACTATCCTTACACATATCTTCAAAACTAGTGCACACAGACGGCAACCGCGAGGCGAAATTAATCGCAGCGTTTGCCGCCTGCATACTATTTTTATCAGTAACAGACAGAGCAGTTCCAATTGCCAAACCCACCAAAGGCGACAACGCACTAAGACTCTGACCTTCATAATCAGCGCTAACAAAAATATCTTCTATTTGCTTAGATTCAATCTTAGTAAGATTGCATCCTACTAAATTTAAAACCTTAACAACACATAACGCATAAACACTTTTAGCACTTTGAAACATGCTTCTCATATAATACAAAACGAAAACAAACATAAAAACACTTGCACACAACGCAAAACCACACAACACGGTGGATGTGTCCACCGAACTCAAAACTCTTTCTACAATAGTCTTAAATTCGGAAAACACATTTACACAAAACTCAGTAACACTAGATACTATTTCACTTCCTTTTTGCATAACATCTCCAAGAGTGGAAGTCATCTTTTCAGGAATCTTGGTAATAAAATCACCAACAGCATTCCACATAACATCGCTCGTGAAAGACGACAATTTTTCAATCGTCTTTTCACGAACGGAACTCATCATCTGTCCTTCATAAGGGGCTTCATCTCTATCTCTCTGTTTATCCAAGTGATCTTGGACAAGTTTGCTCTTAGGGAGTACTCGTGAATACTTCATATTCTTTCGAATAAAAGCATCATTTCCTTCAACCTGCCTACAAGTATTTATATAGTCAAATCGACTATTTTTTCCCATATATTTACGATACTCAGCAAGACGCTGAGTAAATCTATTAGATTTCCTATCACAAAAAATTCGCAACATAATTTCATAATTATTTAACCAATGCATAAACGCATCAGATGTTCTAAAATTTTCTGTGATCTTATTAGATCGCAAATGGGTTAATTGTTTCCCACAACGGAAAAAATGATACAGATACTTATTCGAAACAGCACTTGACACCACTTCAAACTTAGCAAACCAACAAAGTTCATAAAGAACTTCGTTAACATTACAAAACGCTTCTTTTAAAGTAGTAATATCAAATTTTCCTTTACATAAGGAAGAATATAACGCGCGAAGGCGCGTTTCATCTCTCGCAACAACGAGAGGTACACGTAAAAACTGAACAGCGGAGCAATAAAACTCTTGCTCAAACTTCAATTCATCATTTGTAGCTTTAACCGGGCTACATCTGGATTTATTTGTATAATCTTCCAAACCGGGGACAGCAAAGACACATGATCTATCTAAACTGTCCACTGCTTTAGCTTCTACAGTGTATTCATGTACCGTTTTAGTAGGGTACGGACTCGTTCTCTTCCTACACGCTTTTAATACGCGGTTAGGAATTTTTGTACACCATCCATCAGAAGACCATTTATACTTCCTATTAGGATTTCCCTCAAATTCTGCAATCTCAATCTCTTGAGGAACAGTATCAGGATGGTGCGAAAACACATAAGATGTCGGATAATAACACTCACTATCAAACTCGGGTAAGTCATCAAACTGAGTAACTCCGACATATTGTAACTTCTCCTCGTTAGTTAAAGCATCATGATAGTCAGAAATACCATCCAAAACACTACACTTACAAAAAGGAGAACCACAATTATTACAACATATACAAAATATCTCATGACAACGCTTGCAGCGTTCATCATAATCAACTAAATTTCTTTCATCTATGTCATAAGATGAACTCGACGAATAACCGTCAATGGCACGATTAAACGAATCAAAAGCTTGAAAATCGAACAAAGTTCGATCCCAATAGTCTTCAATCGTAATTTCACACACAGATTCACAAGGACTTGGAATGGGGTAATCACCGTTAGGATTTACATACGCCCGACATTCTTCACCAACAATTTGGGAAGCTTCTCTACATTCAGAAAAGCTATCAGTAGCCATAAATAAGACAGATACCATAAATGGTACGCCTGGCGACGGGTGGCTAACCCGTCCC